GTCAAGAACTATTTTCAAATTATTTTTAAACTAACAGTATTCACGCATAGTTACAATGTCGCTTTTTTCTTGACAAAAACCAAGATCTAGTCGAAAAGCGACATCATTGTGGATTTCTGTTGTTCATTCTGGTGAGCATCGTAATTTCGTTTGCAGTCTCTTCATCTATGTTCATATCAGATTCATCCAGAATGGGAACTAAATCTTCTGGTTCTGAGTGGTCTGGAAAATAGATTTCACATTGTTGATAATACAAAGCCAAAATAGAATCGCTTGGATCGTTTTCTGATATAATGTGATTTTTCTGTATGGGGAGAACATCAAATCTACAAAACGGAAGCCAACGGATCATATGTAATTCTGTTCTATTCTTGTGCTTGTTGAATATGGACAGCACATTTAATGCTCTGTATAGAAATTTGTTGGTGAATCGAGATCTGTGTTTCAAATATGATGGTCTTTTAACAGGTTGTGCTAAAATCTTATCACTGTTTGACATCACATAGAAAGTTGTGTCTCCAGTTTTTTCCATTACATCTTCTGTCATAGTTTTACCTGATAATACGAACAATTGAATTGATCCTCGTTATAATACGAAATTCGATCATCCTGAAATTGCTTCAGACAGTGATTTTTATGAGCGCCGAAAGAGAGATCATCAACTATATCCCACAAAGTCACCTTTCCTGTCCTACCATATCTTAGGCCACGTCCAATTGTCTGCATCGTTTGAACCTGTGCTTTTGTCGAGATTCCAAAAATCACGTTCTCCAGATTCCGAATGCTTACTCCTTCCTTGTATACTCCAAAACTTGCAAGTATGATTGCCTGTGTATCCTTTTCGACAATCGCTCTGATTTCTTCTCTAGTAGCAACATCAGTTTTTCCATAAACAAAGTGGATATTTTTTTGAAGATTGTCCCGCTTGTTGAATTCTTCGAGACGCTGTTTGTATATTTTTCCATGTTCTATATAGCGAAATAATAACAATGTGTTAAGTTTTTGTGTGAGCGCCAGTTGAACTATGAAGTTTGTTCTCTTTTTGTGGTGGATTAGAAACTCAATTTCACTCTGATAATCCTTATTTTCCTTCTTCCTTCGTTCCCGGCATTCATCCTTAGAATACCTCAGTGATACACACTTAATATCTAGTTGAGCAATTTGCTTGCGATCCATCAGTTCTTTGCTTGTGATTACCTTATAAGCCTGTCCAAATAAGCCCTGAAGGACGATTTTATTAGTCTCTGCCTTCTCCAGTGTACCAGTGAAACCAACGCGATAACGGCAATTCTCGGCCATTTCCATGATGCCTTTGATTGATTTGGACTTGGCCCTGTGTACTTCATCACAAATGATTAGATCAAATTGTTGAAAATACTCTTCTTCCTTCCCGGCAATTGATTGGAATGTTGATATTGTAATTGATTTGTTTGTGTCTTTCTCCTTTCCTGAATAGATTCTATGACAGGACAAATCTGGAGAGAAATCAGATCTCAAAGCACAATAGTTTTTGAAGTCGCCAAACATTTGCTCCACCAGACTGACACCAGTGACAATAATCAGGATTTTTTTGATGTCACATTCTTTACAATGCTTTACAACATATCTACAAAGTGCGTATATGATTAAGGATTTCCCGGATGCAGTTGGTGAAGATATGAGCACTCGACCTTTATTAATAGCAAGTTTCAGCGCCTGTATCTGATAATCTCTGGCTGTAATGAGTTTGGCATCTTCATCCGTGGGGTATAATTGTTCATAAAAATCTGTAACTTGTTGTGTGGTCAGAGTGTCTAAACCGCTATGATCCGTTTTATCTACGACTTCATACCCCCTATCTTCCGCAAATTGTATGATTTTTGGGGTCAGGCCATAATAAATCTCTTTCGTGAATGTGTTGTATAGCTTGATATAACCATCCCAATTGCCGGATTTAACCTTCGGCATGTGACGATAATTCTCCACCCGGAACTTAAAATACTCAGCCAGTTCTCTTTCAATCCCCATATGAGAACCAACAACAGCATTATATGTTTCGTTGTGTGGGTGGATTATTATTCGACCACTCATACTTTACCGCCATTCGTCCAGATGATCCAGTTCATTGCTGTGCTCAAATGGTAGCTTCGGTTTCCAATCATTTTGATAATTGATTCGATGTAGTCTACTTTACTTTTTTGATTGTCTTTTTTGATATGCGACACGATTAGATCATTGTCGGCATCCAGCCAGATTCCGAGATCTTCCTTAAGAACGCGCTTTGGCTTAGTCTTCTGAAGTTCTGAGGTATCCCAACCTTGCCGATCTATCTCTTCAACAGACAGATCCCCTTTGTAATATTCTCGTTTCAGTTTGAAGAGTTTTTTGTGCTGGTGCTGACAAGCCTCCAATACTCTAACTTCTCCGAGATATATTCTATAGTATTTTTCATGGAGTGAAGATATTTTGGAAGATTCGTTGTCTATCTCTAGCATGTTGATCTTGCCGTCTTTCTTCCATAGTTCAGTAATTTCTTCTGTTTTCATCTTTCAAGTTCATCATTTAGCCATGTTATAAATTCTTGGTTGTCTAGAAAAACAGTTGTCCATCCATTTGCAAACGCTTCGGTGAATATTTCTTCCGCTTCATTATTCGGAAACTGAATGCCCCAATTATCAATTATTCCATGAACAACTTCGTGTATCAAAGCATTCACCAATCGATTTATCGAGAGCTTCTTATCGAAAAGAATCTGTTCTTTATCAACACTAAGTTCAGCAGCGATCTTAGCTGTCTCTACATAATCTTCGGTTGCAGCTTTGATTTTATAAAATATATAACCGATTTTTACTTTTTTGGGAATGTCTTTTTCTTTTACCATACTCTATACTCAAATCATACAAATTTATAGTGATGATATTTAAGGGTTACTGAAGCATCTTGATATTCGATGTCTTGAGTCTTATAGTCCAGCTTGAGATCAGTAAGATTACTCGGCCAGCATCCGATAAATAAAATTTGTAGATTTAAGTTTGAGTGTGATGTGAGTAGTGATAGTGTTGCATCAGATTTGATCTGTGTGCCTACAGCGTCATCATCTGCGTCTTTGAGGGTTTTGTATTGTCCAAAGTCTTCGGGTGTTCCCAACCCAACCATCCAATTAAAAATTTCTTTCCAATTCGCCAAGTTTTCATCAACTTTAAAGTCAACCTCCAACTCATTAAAACTGACTTTATCTCCCGGTTCTGGAATATTGGAGAAAGGAGTTGAAACCATAGCTTCGTCTAAAATCAACCCCGGCAGACTCACAGATTGTGTGAAATAGGTTACATTCGGAAGTTTTTGTATTTGAAATGAGAATCCGTTTCCGGCAAAAAGGTTTCTGTTGTCTGGTTGTATACTTCGATCCATGTTTCTTATTCTAAGGTAGAATCCTGATTTGTCTATAAAAATATTGAGTCTAAATCTATTTATGTAACGGACTGGAGCGAAGGGATTTTCTTACAAGACCAGCCTTGAGATTGGGTAATCAATCCTTTTGAGGTTTTCCAAAGATTTTCGGCGCATAGATTATGTTCTCTGCAAAATTTTCGAAGGTTTTTGATTTGATACGTTTTGCCAGTTGAATCAGTTACTTCCCATTTTAAAGAGCATTTATTCACGCTTTTTTGGATAGCTTCTCTAGTTGGCGCATATCCACGTTCTTTCATAATTTTTGATATATATTCTTTGTGTTCTTCCGTGTGGTTATATCCTAAAGCATTCATATTTCCTTTTAATGCTTTAGATCTTTTTTGATTTGATTCTGGTGATTGGGTTTTTCCTTTCCAAGTACCGCATTTCGCTCTAGCTTCTGGATCTCGAAATCTTTTTATCTTAGAGTCTGACATTTTTTTAATTGATTCTTGTGTGTGTTTATAACCCCAGATACCTTCTCCACCTTTAGTAATATTATATCCGTGGTGTGATTCTTCGTTTATAAGTGTTTTATAACTTTGAATATATTTTTGTTCTAAATGATTTGCTTCTTTTTTATCTATTGTTTGAATGATTATAACAAAAGTAAAATTTTCTTTACCATATTTTAAAATTGCTCTATGAAGTGGTTTGCCTTTAGAATGTCTAGATTTATGTTGGCACCATCTATTTGTTGGTGGATTTTGAACTGTTTGACCAATATATTTTTTATTATTGATAAGATTTGTAATTAAATAAATTGTATATATTTTTTCTTGCACACTAAAACTTCTGAATGATAAATGAAGAGAATAAAAAAGACCGAGATAAACTCGGTCTTTTGTCTAACTAGTTGAAATCACATGAGATTTGAAACAGTCACTTTTCGATAGTAGATGTTCGCATCGGATGTCAGAGCACCAGTTCCACCGGAGTTAGCGTATGGATTGGAAACTAAGGCATACCTAGTTTTGAACGCAACTTTAGGCTGGAATGTGTTTTCGCCAACCGCCCTTACCATCTGCAAGGGAACGTATGGACAGTAGAACAGCCCTGCGTCATATGGTGAACTTCCTCGGTATCCCAAAGTAAAGTAATTGGTAGCGCCAGCAGGAATATACGGATCAATGAAGACCTTGTATTTTCCATTCAGAATACCTGCGAAAGTATTCTGGACACTCTCTTCATCCAACCCGCCTGTGTAGACAGATTTAGAATCGAGATAACCGATTGTGTTGAGTGCAGAAGCAACATCAGCAGAACAGATAACAACATTACCGCGACCGCGCCTTGTTGCCAGCATGATTGCATTAGCTTCTCTTTCAATCTGGTAGTACAGACCCTTAAATTTTTCTTCCATCCAACGTCCGTTGGCATCAGAATCAAGATTAAAAGTTCCTGCGCTTGCAGTATTGTGTTGAGCACCAACAACAGCATTATCATAAATCGTTCGGATAACTTCCCGGTTGATTTCTGAAATAATTTCTGTTGACAGAATATTGATAATCTCTGTCTCAGCATCCAGACCATGCAATTTCTGCAAATCTTGTGCCAATTCCAAAGTGTATTCGCCCTTCAGTGCGCGTGTTTTAGCAGTTGCTGTTACACGATCAATTTTGAACGCCATCTGTTGAAAATGACCTCCATCACCAACACCAATAGAACCATCACCCAAAGCTTCACCTTCGGATGTTGTTACACCAGTACCAGTTGTTGCGGAACCATGAAGACCATGCTGTGCATGAGTCCCTTTACCACCAAAATCGGTGTCGGCTTCATCAAACAGTGCTTCAGTCCCGGCTTGCGTCGAATATGTCGAGCGCAATGCAAAAACGAACCCCGTGGGTCCAGACATCGGTTGTGTCCCACAAACGTCAAAAGAAATTAAAGATGGAGCAGCACGTCGAAGCATACCAATCAAAATTGGGTTATATGCTTTAATATTACCTTCCGGTGCAGCGCCTATGGCATTAACAGGTGCAGCTTCAGATATAAACTGGATTCCTTGACCTGCTCTTGCTTGTTCTTCAAGATCGACGAGTGTGTTCTCTAACAGAATTGCGGTTACTGCTCTTTTGTAGGGATCAGTAATTTTGGGGAGATCTTCTACATTAAGAACTTCTTCCCATTTGTTTTTTAAATCTTCTGAGAGATACATTTTTTTCTCCTTAAATGTTGTGATATTTCTTTATCTAAAAACTATTTATAAATTTCTTACTTTTTAGTCATCCAACTGATTGCGTCAACAACCGACTTCATGGCACCATTGCCTTTATCAGAACCGTCATGAACACCATCTTGGGTTGCATTTTCAATAAGCGTATCAATTTTCTCTCCAGTCTTTAACTCAGATGGAAAGTAATTTTCTTTGATTACTTTAAGATCATTTTGAAATTGTTCAGAGTTTTCGAAAGAAACACCCCCGGCTTTTTCTTTAAACTTTTCAGCTTCAGCAAGCGAAAGTCCTTCAGACATTTCAGCAACGATTTCTTCTTGTGATGCTTCAGCCAACTTTGTTCGAAGTTCGATGACCTTATCGATCTCTTCGGTTAATTTGGCTTCTGTATCAGCAAGTTTCTGTGCTGTTTCTTCGAGTAAGTCTGTTTTCTCTGGGACATCTATATAATGTTCTTCGAGAACACCCTTCAAAGCTTCAATCAAGTTGCTACATGCTTCTTGTTTGATGCCTGAGTCGATTGCAACAGAATTTTCTTCTATAAATTCTTCTGCAACATAGTCCAAATAAGATTCCAGACCTTCTGCTAATTGTTTGACAATCTCTTTAGCTTCTTCCTCTAAAGTGGATTCATATTCCTTCTCAAGTTCTTCCTTGACAAGTTCCACTCTTGAATTGATAGCAGCCTCAAAAATTGTTTCGGTTTTCTTACGAAATTCTTCTGAAAATTCTCCACCTTCTAAAAGAGCATCAACGTCTTCTTTGATACTTTCTTTTGTGATTGGTGCAGGTTTCTTAACGATGAAGTCATAGGCACGTTTTTCGTCCTGATTGTCTTCTTCTTTCTGATCTTGTCCGGAAGCTGGCTTTGAGGTGTCTTTTTTATCCGAAGTACCTTTATCCTGTTTGCGTTTAGCATCTCCACCGCCCTTGTCTGTTTGAACAGTTCCGGGTTTGTTGGCAGTCTTATCACCATCAGTTTCAGAAACTTTAGTAGCTTCGTCTAGGTCTTTCTTGTCATCCTCTTTGTCGTCATCTTTCTTGCCGAATTTTTTCTTGAAGTCGAATTTTTTCTTGTCGCCTTCTTTGTCATCGGCTTCTTCAAGATCTTCTTCGTCACCTTTTTTCTTGGCTTCGTCTTTGCCTTCTTCCTGAATATCTTCTTCCTCTTCGGGTTTTTTTCCTTCAGCCAGAAGTTCGAGATAATTTTTCATTTTAGTATTCCCTATGAGATGAGATTAAAATCTATATTCTGTTTATATTTAGCGTTTAGCGATTTTTGAGAGAAAATCTTCAAACACATTGATGAAATTTTCTTCTCTTTCTTTTCGTTTCGTCCCGTGAATGACCTTTTTGAGTTGAATAAAGTCAGATTCTTCGATTAGACCATCTTCAACAAACCATTCTTTCCCTTCCATAATACCGTCCACAAAGGCTTCCGGTGCAGAAGGATCGGCCACAATATCACCAGCAACAGCCAGCTTATAGTTGCGAACCTCAAACAAATCTCCTTTTCTTGTAAGCGACCCCATACCCCGTGTCGAAACGGCTAATTGGCAACCTTCATCAATGAGAGCTTTTGCAATTTTACCGTATGGAGTCTCTTTTAGAATTCTCGCTTGACCCACGAAATCTTTTCCATCCTGTTTCAATTCGGTGACTAGATGTGACACTCTTTCCATATTGATTGTTGGGGAATTTCCAGACCAATAAGGAAATGTGTTATCACAGGCAAAAAAAGTTTCATTCTCTACTTGGACACAATAAACCTTTCCTTTGTATGGAACTTTTTCTATTGTCATGAATCTATTATCAAGATATATTCCTTTAGTTGTAGAAATTCTCAATAGATATAACGGACTTTTATTTTCTGCTTTAATGGTTCTTCCAGCAAAAATATAATCTTTATCTGGATATTCAGTCCAAAATCTTCCAGTTAATCCTAGTTTTACTGTAATTTCATAAAGATCTTTGATTAATCTTTCACTGGTAGAAAACACATCAGTTTTTGTATATTTTTGTAATCTTTTTCCTCTACCATCACCTATAATAAAAGCATCTAATAATGATTCTAAATTCTTTCTAGATGTTTCTTTAAATTCTTCTGGAATATATTTTTCGTAACAATTACCTAAAGGTTTTAAATATGAATGAAGCCTGATATCAGATATTTTCCAGATTATTTTCTTTCCACGTTGATTTTCGTTCCACGGCATTTCTCTTGGAAAACTATTTAGTATATCTCTAATGTAATTGGCCTTTTTGCCTTCATTTTGAACAATTTGAATGCAGTATTTTGTTTTAGAACAACAACCTTCAGATAAATATATTCCTAAAAATGCAGAAAATAACGTTCGATCAATTTGAACGTTATTTGCATATTGCTCCATTCTTTTTTTATGACTTAAACTTTTTGTATAGTTCACTCCTTCAAGAACGAAAAATTCATTATCTTCAACATCCCATATATTTTCTACGCCTTTTACAAAACAAGAGTGTCTAATCCTAGAATTGTTTTGATGATCATATATTTCTTGAGCAGTTAAAAGTATCAGATCTCCGTTTCGTTCTCGCACAACAAATCTATGTCTGGGAGTAACTTGCGTATCTATATTTCTTCCTTTAAAACGGATCATGTCACCTTCATGATCTTGTTCAATTTTGTTATATACTTTTTGCCAAGATGATTTTCTAGTTTTTAAATTAAGTGTAAAAATGACATCATCTACTTCAACATCTTCTATAAATTTTAAGCCATTTTTAGAAAGTATGAGTGTTTTCGGTAGGTTACAGTCTGGATGACCAAGTTCTCCAAATGCACGATTCTTTTGAATGTATTCTTTATCGTATCTAGCGACTTCTTTATTAACTTCATTAAAATTGTATATACGCTTATTTCTATTGGCAACATCTGTCTGAATGAATTTACCTTTGATATAATAATTTCCACCTTTCTTTGTGGTTTCAGTGAGGTATTCTAATTCTTCAAATTGTTCGCAAATTAGTTTAAGACCCATTATTCAACCTCTTGTTTTCGGACTTTAAGGATGATGCTGTAGAGATCGCCGTTTCCAAATCCGGTAGTTGTGAACAGAATATCGCCTGTGGGTGTTGTGGCGTTATTGGTGAGTGGTGCTTGTATTGTGCCATTCAGTTGCAGATGGCCTGAACCACTTAGAACTAAAGAGATTAAATCCGGCCCACCATCCCATAAAATAGAGACTGAACCGCCTTGAATACAATAAACAACTTCAACGATAGAGAGTAAGTCATCTGTTACATATCCAGATAAACTGGAAGCATCTATTTTCGTTACAGCAGATTCGCCTGTACCATCAGAAAGATTGGTAAACTTGAAGATCGCGTACTTTGTTGTGTCGGTAAGTGTTTGTGATGTTACTGCGTCTGGCATGGTTTACTTTCCTTTAAGATTCTTTTGAACTTCCTTTTGTAGTTCTCCAGCAGACCGTTTATCTAATTTATGTTTCTTAACGATATCTGCTTTTAATTTGTCGGCTTCTTTAGCCTTCCCTTTATTTATAAGACCTGCAATTTTCTTAGCATCTTCCGGCATTCTGATGAGCATGTATTCAACACCACCGGAAATATCATCAGATTCTGTGAGGGTGTTTTCCTTGCGTTCTAGAATTTTTTCATGAACCTTTGATTTCAGTTCTTCTAGGATCAGTTCTTTGACTGTAGCTGATTGTTTCTTGAAAGCAGCTAATACTATGTCTTCATGGATAGTCATGGATGTCCTATTTCGGAAAGCTGAATGTTTGCTTGATAACATCCGGTCTACGATCCGTTAATTTCTGAAACACCTTCTCTTTCAAAGCTGATATAAGACCATCTCTTACTGAGCTTGAATTCTTTTGAAATGCATTGAGAACTATTTGTTTATATTTATCAGTCATTTGTAATCACACTTTTATTTGGCTTCCTAATTTTCTTCTTTAGGTCATCTTTAACTTCAGGAGTTTCGACCCTTTTCGGTGTTTTCTTTTTCGACCCTTCGTAAATATGACCACTTGCGCCGTATCTTAAGTTATTTATCTGTTTCGTCATCTTCATCAAATCCGTTGTATAAAGTGTTGTTCTGTCCTTCTCCATCTTTCTTAGGTGGAGGATCTTTCTTCTCTGGTTTCTCTGGTTTCTCTGGTGGTTTGTCGTTGTTTCCTAGAAATCCACTCCCGTAATCGTCTCCATCACCGTCTCCATCAGCAGCTTCAGCTTCTTTCTTTTCCTTCTCCATTTCCTTTTTCATGACTTTGATCTCATCTTCTGTCTGCATGAGAACGTTCTTCTTGACCCATTCTTTGGAGTAGAAAATACCGATATCCTCTTTAACTTCTGATAGTAAAGACAATCGTTCGCGGATAATCTCTGCTGTTTTCAATTCAGAGAAATATGAATCAGAAAGGAAATCGTAGAATATATCTTCTTTGATCTTCTTCCATTCATAATCTTTCAGAATTCCTTTGAGGATCAGTTGTTTTTCTAAGAGAACGTCGAAGATGTGTGTGAACTGATTTCTGAGTCTGGTGATGAACTTCCCAAATTTAATTTCATCTCTTGTGATTTCTGTTGCACGACCCAATGTGAAAGCGTTCTCAGCTTCCATTCGACTAAGAGGAACATTCAGGGCTTTATATAATCGTTTCAGAAAGTACTCGACATCCTCAATTTCACCAAGATTTTGACCACCATTGAGTGTGTCAACTTCTGTTCCTTGCCTTCCGTCTCCGTGTCTTGGTAGCCAGAAGTCTTCGAGCATGGATTGGTATCTGCGATCATCCCGGATCTCTCCAGTTGTTGCGTCATATACCAGCTTGTTCTTATATTTCCCCATCAGGTTCCGGAGATATTGCTTGGCTTTACTTCCCGGCATGGTCCCGACATCGACGTAAAACACTCTTCGTTCTGGTGCTCTTGCGATTCTATAGATAACAACTGCGTCTTCAATCATCCGAAGTTGATTCATCGGTTTAATTGCTTTGTGGAGATGTGAGAGAATGATTGATGAAGTTTTGTCTACTACTCCAGAATGTGCGAAACAAATTGCATCTGGATTGATCTCTAATCCGTTATGAACGCCCATTGCAACGTGAATTCCATATGGGTTGAATAGGTAATATTCTCGAACCACTCTGATAAGCTGTGTGCCAGTTGCGGGATCGCCAACCTGCTCGACTTCTTTGATTTTTTTGATTTGTCTCGGATCAATATAACGAAGTTCTACTATGCCTTTCTTGGGATGCTTGTCGTCTATAATTTGATGATAAAATACGCGACCATCGACATACCATTTTCTGAAGATGGTGTATCCTTGATCATTGAAATTGAGAAGTTTCAAAACTCCATCAAATTCTTCTCGAATCTTATCTTTGATATTGTCTGAAAGTTCGATGTTATCCAGAATTATTGATACAGATGCTTTTTTCTCATCTGTGATTAATGATTCGTTGATAATGTCTTCAATTGCCGTGTCGATTTCTGGTTGACGTGACATATAACGATAACGAGAAACAAGTTCTTGTTCGTTTTTGAATGTCGCGTCGAAATCTACATAGGTTGATAACGGCCCCGAAGATTGTATAATCGCAGCGCCGTCGTCGTTTTCAGGCGCAACAAATGAAACTCGTTTTCTTTCTTCGTCAGATTTTTTGCGCTTTACTTTAAACCCAAATAAGTTTAGTTGCATATTGATTCCGTAAAAATGAATTTGATAGAGATGTTCTAATCTCTATCTTCTTCTTACTTATTCAACGTTATAAAGCGACTGCTGCTGTCCAACTAGCGATATCACCAGTAGTCCAGTAATCGTATTGAAAGGTTACTTGGAATTCTTCGATCTGATTTTCGTTATCCCAACTTACTTCAATCTCGCCAATTGTAGACGGCCAAAGACCGTGGAACTGATACACCTTGATCGGTGCGCCAATTTTACTCCACTGAATAGCTTCACCTTGAGCCTTATATCCACTTGGTAGTGCATGTTTTATGTCTCTGAGATTACTTCTGTTACCATTAATAGCTTCAGACCATTGCTCAAATGCGTTTCTAACAGTGAAAGTTTCATCATTTACAATTGTTACTGTCCATTCTGGAAATGTTTTATCTCCAGCAAATTTGACATCCCTTCCAAAATATTTGAATGGGACAACACCAAGTTCAACAGATGGCAGACTGGATGCTTTGGCTGCATATGGTACTGCTAGATCGCTGAGTGGGGCGACAGGGTTGTGAATCATGAGTGAAAAGTGACTTGATCTCGCACCGCCAGCGACCAAAAATCCTTTTATTTCTTCGACAGAAAATGCCATTGATTTTTCTCCTTAATATTAGTATCTAATATTTATATTTAAACTGCTCCAATGATTTCATCGAATGCTACATCTGTTCTAGTTGCAACAAAGTTGAGTGTAATGAAATTAATAGAACGCGCTGGCTTCAGGTAAATGTCGCCAACAAATTCGTTTCGATCAATAACTTCGCCAGTGTTGTTTGTTGAATCACAAACTACCCTGAAGTCATACAATCCTCTCCGACCCTGAATATCTCTCAGATATGGTTCAGTTTGGTTGCGAAACAATGCGCGGGTATGATCGTCATTCAACTCAAATAGTGAGTATCGAGCAGCAGTAGAGATTGCTTTTTCAAGAGCAATGAAGAGTCTGCGAACATTAATCCTACTGAACGCGCTTGGCTTTGAAAGAAGTGTTTTGTCGCCATACAGAACCACACCCTGACCGTAAAAACGGACAATTGCATTGATTCCAACATTGTAAAGATCGTCTCTTTCTGCCTCAGTCGCATTGTAAGCAAGCTTATATGCATTTTTAATCTGGCCTTTAACAAATCCAGCAGGGGAAACCCACGGATCGGATGTTCGTGCCATTAACCCACCGATATCTCCGTTAAGCGGAAGCCATCGATATGTGTCGTTATATTTGTCGTATTGGTATTTCCAGTTATTATCCATGAAAACATACGAAGAAGATGTCAACAGATTTCTCATTGTGATTGTATCTGTAACTTCTGAACCAACATTACTAACAACATCGGCCTGTTCTGGTGAAACACAAAGAACACAATCCTTTCTTACTTCACAGATATTTTGTGCAATGTATTCGGCAAGTGTAGATGTTGCGTCTCCAGCCATGCAAATTGAAATATCAATTCCAGATTCCCCTACAAAGAGATCCCAACCAAGTTGTTTGTCGCCATCAGTAACAGCACTATTTCCATCAACACCACCAGCTAAACTAAAGGTTCGTGGTTGTGTAACGGCTGTATAGGTTGTTGAAAGAGCGTCTGTTCCCCAATTTAATCCCGTAGCCAGATGATCAGTCCAGCGAATGTATTTCGAATTTCTGTTAATCTTTGTTACGTAATATGCAGAACTTCCATCTTCTTCTTTTGCGTTAGCTGCTTTAGAACAGAATGGGTATCTTTCTAAAATACTACCTTGTATTCCAGTAAATGAACCGTCTTCATCAATAACAATTATATGCATTTCATCACCAGTGGATGATCGACCTGTTGCATAATCAGATGTTCCCGGTGCAAGACCGAATTGAGCATTATATTCCCATTTGGCGTAAACTGTTGCTCCATCAAGATCAGAAGTGAATGCAGCATTAATTGTTGCAGCAGTATTCGATGTGATTGTCACGATAGTTCTGAACTGCGTCCCAGATGCATCTCTGATTTCTGAACCAACTTCAAGTTCTGTCTCGAATGCTGTGGTTGTTCCTGTCAGGGTTGTTGTTGAACTAGTTACTGTTCCTGTAATATTACCAGCAAATCCTTCAGCAGAAGGACAAAGCGAAACTTTTAATGAATTACCTAAAGTTCCGGGATGTTTTGCAGACCACGGCCCACAATCTCCTAGACCTGATGCGTAATTATCTTCGTAATCCTCATCATTTTTTATGAGTATTGCTTCAGACGTACACGGAACGTATAACAATCCACCAGTAGCATCAGATCCGGTTGTTTGTTCCGAACCAGCGTTTAATGCTGTATCAACATCCGTCACCCGAACAACGCGCAAAGCGTTTGAGTATGACAAGAAATTTGATGCTGTGAAGAAGGAGATGTAAGTATTTGAATCTGGTTTATTAAATGTTCTAACCAGTTCGGTTTCGTCAGAGATTAATGTGACTTCATCCAACGGCCCCCAAGTAAACGCTCCGACAAACGCACCGACTGTAGTACTTACTGCGGGAATGTTCGCAGATAAATCTATCTCATTTACTGTGACTCCCGGTGATACTTTAAATGACATTGGTTGTCTCCTTAATTTATTGTTTTGAAATTTTCAATATAGTTTGAGGCTTTTTGCCTTTCCTCAATCTATTTATTGTTTTTGGCATTTCTAAAATAATTCGAACTTATCCCGGTGTGGAGCGCCGAAGTAGGGGGAGTACTTTTCTGTTAGGTCTGGATCTTCTTCCCACAGGACACCTTCGGCATCTATGAAGAAGTCATGTTGATTAGGATCATTGAAAATGGGAAATGGGAGAACCATTTCATCATCTTCTTTATCCCGCATACCCATAATCTTTTTGCGGAGATCGTGATCTGTAAGGTCTTGGAAAAACTTCTGTGTGGTAGACCACGCGAAGATAACCAGCGACATCACCATATCGTCATTCGATCCAGTCTCAGCAGCGTATGATTTGCCTTTGACAACAAATGAATTCAATTCAGCAATGGTATCGAAATCGTGAATAAGTAATTGATCTTTTTCGATTAATGTCTTTAAGTTCGTGCAACCAATAGATTTTGTTCTGGCTGATTGTTTGAGTCCCGGAAATACGTTTTTACCATGACCATCTGTGAGAATTTGACCCTTCTTTTTGGTCTTCTCCACCATCATCACATTTTCATATTCCAGATCACCCCAAAGTATATTAGCAACTTCATGTCCCTGATTATTCAATTCAATCAGAACGTGAGCATAATTGTAGCGCGTGGCTGCTTCTGCAATGATATCCGGAAATTCTAGTGGATCAAGTTCATTGTTTCGATACTTTGCCACTTGTGAATACGGCATTTCTGTGACATCCATGATAGAGAATGTAGAGAAATCCAGTTGAAGACCTTCGGCCACATCAACCGACATCATATAAATGTGGTCTTCCTTCGGTTCTTCATAAACATCAATGGATTCATGAGATATGAACGGTTCATCCCACACCATTGTTCCAAGATGTGCTGGAGATATCAGAGTATTCTCGGCACCAATGAACATACATCCAAATTCTTGAGCAAATTTGTCCGCCCCCATCTTCTTGAAGGTTGATTCATACCATCCCGGCTTGTTGTATTTTGGACAATCCTGCCATTTAACTTCAAATGGGGCATAACCGTTGATTCCTTTTATGGCTTGATCCCAATAATAGTAAAATTGGTTGTATCCGTTTGGTGTTGAGATGATAATGATTTTGGTTTCTTCTCCGGAAGCGATTGTCGGAAAAACGGACATCATGAAATCATCACAGATGTTTTTGGGGATAAATGCGAATTCATCCAGCATAACGATGTTGTAAGTATCACCACGGGCAGCACTTCCGGTTGTTGAGTCTGCAACGATGAAAGACCCGTTTTCTAGTTTGATGTTTCCTTTGTTCCATTCAGACACACCCTGTTGTAGCCAAAATGGTAGATTTTCGTATGCCAGCGCCAGTCTGGAGAGAACCTTCCGCGCTCCAGATGCTTTATGCGCCAGAATCGCCACGGCCCTATGATTCTGAAATAAGATTTCCCACAGGAGATAAGAAACAACCGTAGTAGAATTGTGCGTAGGTATTAAAGAATTTCCACACAAAAATAATTTATTCTCATTATCGACAGAGATACATTTTGTTCTAACCGTTTCGATTTTTTTAACAGATTTTATATAATAATTGTCTAATTCTACTACACCATGTATTATTTTTTGGCGTTCTAATTTTCTGGGTAA